GTACATCGAAGTGGTCACAAAGATTCCGGGACAGTTGGTCATGCTGGTTGATGAAGAGGGCAAAATGAAAGGCCTCCCGGTAAACTTCATGGATCATCAGATCGATGACTTCATTGTTGGCAGAGCGGCATTCCTTGGCGAGGCCGGGGAAGAATTCACGGACGTTCCGGAAGATATCGCGCGGGACATTATTGAGACCATGCCGACAGTTGATCCGGATTGGTGGGGAAACGCATGACGCGGGAAGAGTTGCTCCAAAAGATTTACCTCACAAAAGCGGATATCCAAGCGCTGTTTGGGGTAAGCCGGTTGGCGGCGGATAAGATCTTCCGTTATGCCATGGCGGTTGATGATGAGGAATTACAGTTCAAACCTTGGCCTAACAGGGTCAGACAGAAAAGTGTCCTGAAGGTTCAGGGCATCAGCTTCAAAGAGTTGGAAAGACAAATAAAAAGTGCTCCCAGTCTTGGCGGACAGAGCACCATAGCCGATTAGAAAGGACGGCTTTAACACATGAAGAATAGCACATTTACACGGTTTCTTGCAAACCACATCGATTACTCAGTTCCGGATTTCTTTGAGTTTTGGGGCGCGTGCTATTGGGCCGCGCTTACCGGGGTGATGCTGGCAGTTGTCCTGTACTTGGGGGTCTACTACTTATGAGCACACGCAAGACCGGTGGGCAGACACCTACACAGCTGGACGCTAAGAGAATGGCGTCCGAGATCCTGAAACAGCTGAAGGCTGAAAAGGCAACAGTTGAATTTGTAAGAAAGCTCAGAACAGAGCTTAGAAAACAGGCCGAAACGGCCCGTATCTGAGGAGGAGAAAATGATGAACATTACATGGTTTAACAAGGAACAACAGGCGCGCCCGGTAAATCCGGCGGATATCACAATCAGAAAATCGCCCAAGACAGGGGTATACAGCATCCTTGTCCGGAACGGAAACGCGGAGCTCATGAGTGAAACCGGATATATCCGGCTGGGAGTGCCTGAAGAGGACAGAAACATTCTCGTATTCATGGCCGCGTCAAGGAAAGACGGCTGGAAGCTGGCACAGTACAACAATCACCCTGATATCAAAATCGCACAGTTTTACACCGGTAAGATCCTTGACCTCTTAGCAAGGTTTGAGGGCGATTACAACCTCGATATCAGCGATGACAATCTGTTTTACATCAATAGAAAGGAAATGCTGTAATGGTCGGATTACTTATTGTCATGGCAATCACATTGCTGATTTGCATTGTGTTCATGAGCTCATTGCTTGCATTGAGCATCAAACAGGAGAAGGCATTCGAGGCCTACAGAGCGCTTACTGAGGATCGGTTTCAGATCTCTGAAGAGGTAGAGCGCAATGTGCTGGAAATATTGGACGCATACCCGGAGTTGTTCAGGGAGTTACTTGCGGAGGCGGATCAGATTTACCGCTCCAGCAAAGACATACTTGCCCTTGCCAATGAGAAGGCCGAGCACTCCCGCAAGACGATCCAAGCTACACGGCTGTTACAGTCACAGCTGGCAGAGCGGAAAGAGGCGTTCCGGTTCGTTGAAGCTGAAGAGGATCCGGAGGACCCGAGATCATGACAGATGAAATGGCAGAAATGAATTACGCGCGAAGGGACCCACAGTTCTTTGATGAGGAGGCCGCCCTAAAGGCGGACCTTCTCAAGGCGTGGAATGAGCTGAAGGAAAAGCTGGAAGAGGCTGACACAATTATCAATCGAATTGTTGACATGGATAAGACCGCGGACGCGTTTGTAACGAGCACGTTTATCAGCGGCGCATTGGATAGAGCGGAAAGGAATGCTGAATGATGGAAGGAATTGATTTCAAGACACAGCTGGATCTGAATGCAAAGCTCCAGCATAAGAAAAACAATCTGAGAAAAGCGCTGGCAAAGAAAGGAATGCTAAAGCGTGAGGGAGATAACAATTTTGACAAGTACAAGTATTTCTCCGAGGCACAGTACAAGCTCCTGTTTACAGAGCTCTTCAGTGAAGCCGGGCTGGAGCTGAAATTCACTGAGGTGTCCTATGAGGAATGCGCTGGTACTGAGAAGATGCGGAACGGCCGGAGGGTCCGCCTGTTATTCACTCTCATGGACACAGAGACCGGATATGGCGAGGAATCGATCATAACTGGAGAAGCGTTCGATAAAGGCGATAAGGCCGGATACAAGGCTTATACGGGCGCATACAAGTATTACCTTGCAAGCACGTTCGGAGTTGCGACAGGTGACGATCCGGAGAAGCCGGACAAGGAAGAGGCGGCCGAGAAAAAGCCTACACAGGCTGGATCTCAGAAACAGGCGCCGGGTGCTAAGGCAACGCCTAATCAGGTGGCAATCCTGAAGCGGGTATACAGAGACGATAACAGGGCGAAGTTGCTTGAGCGGTACAAGGTTTCCAGCATTGAGGAAATCCCGGCTCAGGCGGCCTCGGAACTCATTAAACAGCTGGAGGCTATTCAGAAAGCAAAGGAGGCGGCTGAGAATGAATGATCTGATTATCAAAAGCGATGGCCATTGGCTGATTGACCCTCAGGCGGTATCAGTCATTGCGGAATATACAGTTGCTATCAAAGCGGCTGAGAAACAGTTGGATGAATTGAAAACGCGGTTGGCTGAAGAGATGAAGGCAAAGAACATCATTGACCTTGAGGCTGATGATGGAGAGGTTGCCGTTTCCGTTAAGTACATTCTTCCAACAGACGTGGAGACGTTCGATAAAAAGCAGTTCCGGAAAGACCACCCGGCTCTGTATGACCGGTACATCAGCATGAAGAAAAAGGCGGGATATATCACCGTGAAGGTAAAGTGATGGATTACACGGTCAATATCAATGGCCATTGCCTTGAGTATATTGATGAATCGCATCTGTACGTTGTGGACGGGATCATTGTCCCGTCCGTAACACAGATCCTGAAGTACAAGTTCGGCGGCATGTACGGAAAGGTGGATCCGGCGGTGCTACAGAGAGCGGCCGATAAAGGAACAGCTGTCCATGATGCAATCGAAAAGTATTGCAAGACCGGGGAAGAATCAGAGCTTCCGGAGGTTCATAACTTCCAGTTCCTGATGGACCAGTATCACTTCCAGCCGGTGGACAACGAGGTGCCGGTAATTCTGTTTGGCCGCAACCATGAACCGTTGGCGGCCGGAAGGTTGGACCTTGTGCTCAGGGAGATGGATCACTTAGGGCTGGGTGATATCAAGCGTACCTCGGTCCTTAACAAAGAGTATCTTGCGTATCAGCTGAACATTTACCGCATTGCTTATCAGCAGTGCTATGACACATCAATCGATTTTCTCAGGGGTGTTCACCTAAGAGAGGACGTAAGGAAATACGTGGAAATCCCAATCAATGAAGAAATGGCTTGGGAGTTAGTGGAGGAATATATCAATGAATAAGGTTGTATTGATCGGACGCGTTACAAAAGACGTTGAGGTCCGGAAAACAAATAGCGGAAAGAGCTTCACGCGGTTCACTCTTGCGGTGAACAGGCGCGGTAAAGACGCCGGGGCAAACTTCATAACATGCGTTGCATGGGAGAAAACCGCGGATCTTCTCGGATCGTATGTGAAGAAAGGCAATCAGGTCGGGATCTGTGGACGGATTGAAACCGGCAAGTATGAGGACCGTGACGGCAAGACCGTTTATACAACGGACGTAATGGTTGAGGAGGTGGACTTCCTTGAACCGAAGGGATCCTCTCCAGCTCCTGAAGAGCCTACACAGTCGGATCTTCCGGAAATCAACCCTGATGATCTTCCTTGGTAATCATGATTGGAAAACCGGAAAAGCTGATTCAATGGCTATTCAATCAGGACCGGGAAAAACTGTTTGAGATAAAAGCACATAAGGAGAAGCGCTCATTGAATGCAAATGCGTATGCATGGGCATTGATCGGAAAGGTCGCGGACGCAATGAGGCTGAGTAAGGATGAGTGCTATCTCCTGATGCTCAAGCGGTACGGTCAAAGTCAATTGGTAAGCGTGCTGTCAGAGGTGAATATGTCCGGATACTTCAAATATTACGAGGACGCCGGAACCGCAATTCATGACGGCAAAGGATACACGTATTACAGGCTGTTTAAAGGGTCATCTGAGTACGATACGCACGAGATGGCAGTTCTTATTGATGGGATAGTTTCTGAGGCTCAGGAGCTCGGAATCGAGACGTTACCGCCGGATGAGATCCAGCGTCTTACTAAGAGGTGGCAAGCGTGAGCCGGTCGCTGGTATCAGACAAAAAAGAATGCTGGGTGTGCGGAACAACGACAGACCTACACAGGCACCATGTATACCCGGGGACCGCTAACCGGAAGAAATCGGAACAGGATGGTTGCTGGGTATACCTGTGTGCAACACACCACAACATGAGCAATTACAGTGTTCATTTCAACAAAGAGTTAGACAGGAGGTTAAAGGCTTATTGCCAAACCTTGTGGGAGAAGAAATATGGCGATAGGACGGCATTTATCCATAGGTTCGGCAAGAGTTACCTGATATGAGAAGAATCAGAAAGGGCGCTGGTAAACATGCCAAACAGGATCATTAAGGAAAGTATTTGTGCGAGTGATGAGATAGACAATCTCACATGGTTTGAAGAGGTGTTGTTTTACCGGCTGATTGTGAAGTGTGACGATTTCGGACGATATGACGGGCGTCCGAAGATTATCAAAGGACAGTGTTTCCCTCTGAAGGACATAACAGTTAAGGATATCGAGAAAGGGCTCAATAAGTTATCGGCGGAAGGTTTGGTCAAGCTCTATACAGTGGATGAGCGGCCGTTCCTTCAATTGACTACTTGGAGTAAACATCAGACTATCCGGAACAAAAAGAGCAAATACCCATCAGTTGAAGATGGAAAGTTACAAACGAGCACACTTGAAAGCAATTGCATGCAATTGAATGTAAATGTTCCCGTAATCCAATCCAATCCAATCCGAATCCAATCCGAATCAGAAACCCCGGCGGAGCCGGATCCCAAAGCTGTGCTTACCGAGAATGCCAAAGAGGTTATCGATTACCTGAATTCAAAAGCTGGTACTAAGTACCGGTATTCAGAAACGTCTTTGCGGCATATCAGGGCACGGCTCAATGAGAAGTATTCTGTGGACGATTGTAAGGCCGTTATAGACAAGAAAACGGCTGAATGGATGGGAGACGCCAAGATGCAACAATACCTCCGCCCTGAGACGTTATTCGGCTCCAAATTCGAGAATTATCTCAATGCGCCGGAGGCCAAACCGAGGGGAGAGGTATTGCCGGAATGGTATGACACAAATCCAAAGCGCGGGGATCAAAAACTTGCGACAGCCGAAGAGATTGAGGCGGTAAAGAAATTGCTGGGAGGTAAGACTGATGGATGAATTAAAACCCTGTCCATTCTGTGGTGCGCTGGCAACGCTGGTCAGGGCTGGAGAAACCTACACGGTGAAGATCCGGCACAGCAACGATTGTTACCTCCACAAGATAATCATTCCCGGATCCTTTACTAAGGAAGCGGTTGTCCGGAAGTGGAACAGGAGAAAGTGATGTTTGAATGTTTCAATTGCTTACAACGTGCCGTTGTATGGCAGGCAGACTTTGACTTTGAAGATTACGGAATCGAGGACCGGAAAGGCATAGTACACACGCTGGTATGCAGTAATTGTGGCGCGGATATTGTGTACTATGTCCCGTCCTTCCGGGAAGGCACTGAAGAGGTGGCACCGGAATCAGGAGGAGACAATGACTAAATATCAGGTCCCGTGCGATTTATGCACATTTTCCCCGCCGTCAAGTTTTGATGGGAAACCATGCAGTATGTGTCCAGCGCTGGGAAAGCGTACAAAATCGGTTACTAATTGGCGGGAAGAGATCGCAAACGGCCAATACCACAATGCAATAACAACCTTGGTCAGATCCATAGGGACGTTGACTTATGGGAAGATGCGCTGGTTCGAGCAAAGCAACGGGCAGTGGTATGACCGGGACAGAGGCGACTACATATCGCTGGAGGAAATGACAGGCAGAGTTATTGATGCCGTGAGAGAAGCGGAGGATTATTGAGTGACTATCGATGAATACAGAGAGCTGGTAAAGAGGGTCAGTGATGCTCAGGGTGAGCTGAATCAGGCGGTGTATCAGGACCTACAGAGACTGGCGAGCGCTGAGAGTGAAAATACAAAAAATAAGGTCCGGGAAGCGTATGTCAGGGGCGCTGAGGAAATATGGGAAGCTGTGAAGCTGATGCGGACAATGAGCCCTGATGAATTCAGTGATTTCACCGGTCCGGGGATCAATGACATTTATGGAGTTGCCGCGGCTGATGTTATAAACCTATACAACGCCTACAAAGCCGAAAAGAAAGCGGAGGCTGAAAAGCGGGAAATCCATGTTGGCGATGAGATCTATTTCTACGGAAAGTTTGGAATTGTCCTTGTGATTGAAGACGGGGAGTGCTCGGTAATGTTCCCTGATAGAGCGTATGCAATGCGTACAAAAGTAAGCGAATTAGCAAAGACAGGCAGAAACTTCAAAGACGCGAGGATGATTGCGGATGCCATAAAGGCTCTACGGAAGGAAATGGAATGACAGTAGCGATATGGATCATTGCGATATGTGAGGTTGCCCGGATGGCTCAGAATGCTATCCAGTTGCATTCCCTCATGAGTGAGGCAAAGGACCGCAAGTGGGCTTATCAGGAGTTTGTTGATTCCCTGAAGGATACCGACAAGGAGTTCGTAAAGAAAGTGCTGGAGGAGATCGAGCTACATGAGACGGCTGATTGATGCGAATGCACTGTTAATGGATGCGATTGAAAGGTTTTATAGAACCGGAATAAACAGAGAAGCGGTAAACATTTTGGATTTGCTGATTTCAAATGCACCGACCATAGACGCCGGGCCGCGCTGGATCCAATGTAGTGAGCGGCTACCGGAAAACATGGAACCCGTAAATATTACATGGGTAAACCGTGACCCCGGACCGTATTACATGCACATAAAAGACAAGCCGTTTACAGCAACAGGGATTTATTTCAAAGGGCAGTGGTATTGGTGGTCATCAACGTGCGCGGACATGCTATGTGAGTACTGGCACACTTGGATTGATAGCGTGGATGATGGCATAGAAATAACCGCGTGGATGGCGTTGCCGAAGCCGTATGAGGTGAAAGAATGAGTGAGTTAGAGAAACTGATATTAGTTGTTTTGACAGCGTTGGCTTGCCCGCTTGCACTTCCGGTAGTTATTGAGGTAGAAGAATGATTGATTCGTTGCTTGGATGGTTTGGGGAGGAGAAATGAACTATGATCCGGTGAAAGTGGCGTATATAGACGGGCGGTTGCGTGGGATGAGCTACACCGCGGCAAAGGTGGCGGATCTCTACGATCAGTTACAGATAGTTCAGATCGAGTTAAACACCGGGCTTCCTAAAAGCCCAAGGATCAAGAGCAAGGAGGAGGCTTTCTATAAGCAATCTTCCCCGGTGTATCACAACAGGTATGCGGAGCTGGCAAACCGTGAGGCGATCCTTTACTACCAATACCGGAGGTACGCGGATGAACTAAACGAGCTGGGAGAGTTTCTATCTTCCCTGAGTTCGGAAGAGGTCCACCTCCTGATATGGCGGTACGAGTACGGAAAGACCTACGAATCGCTGGGGCGGAAGTACCACATGGACAAATCCGCAATGCGAAAAAAAATCAATGGAATACTGGCGAAATTCTGAAACTTGCCACAAGTGTATTGCAATTCCCCTGTATAATGGGACCGGGACCAATATTGGTCGGCATAAATATCCCATTCAGGGGCGGTTGTAACGCAGGCAACCGCCTTTTTGTTGGGCAGAGCCCTAAGGCTTTTCGGTTACTGGATGTTCTCATACTCAATCCTCCTTCTATTTTGATGCACGCATTCAGCTTCTCCTTTCACTTGGGGCTCTTACTTATTGGTAAGCAATATGGAAGATGATGTTAAGGTTGTTAAATCGCGTGAAGATCTGAAGAGGATATCCGATCAGGACCGGAGCCCTTGCGGGCAGTGCCTACAGAGGGAAAAGTGTGAGGCCCAGTGCCGGACATACCGGAAGTGGGCAAAGGAGTACCGGCGGAGAAGATATTTATGAAACCGCGACAGCTGAAAATTGAATACCTGAGTTTGGATGAGCTCACACCTTATGAAGGAAACGTAAAGCGTCACCCGAAGGAACAGATTGCTCAGATTGCGGAATCAATTACGGATTATGGGTTCAACGATCCAATTGCAATCGATGAGAACGGCCTGATTATCGAGGGACACGGGCGTTATGAGGCGTGTAAAGAGTTGGGAATGGATAAGGTCCCGGTAATTCGGTTAAACGGGCTCACAGACGAGGAAAAACGAGAATACATTATTGTTCACAACAAGATCACCATGAATTCCGGTTTCGATATGAAGAAGCTGAAGCTGGAGCTTAACAAGTTGCCGAAGTTCAAGTTCGACACCTACAAGCTGGATTTCAAATTCATGCAGGATCACGATTACAAGAAGAAAACCCGGGAGAGTGTGCTGAATATCCTTAACTTGGGATATGCACAGTTTGAAGGGGTCGGCAAATATGACATTCCGCAGATACAACCGGTATATGAGTTGCCGGAAGGTATTGAAGAATGGATTGGGTTCAATTACGTATTGTCCGATCAGAATCCTGAGAACAAAGCGGTACATTTCTTCATTGATGATTACCAGTTTGAACGGGTATGGAATCGCCCGGATCAATACATTAGTTACCTGAAGCGTTACAAGTGTGTGTTGAGCCCTGATTTCAGCCCATATGGCGACATGCCACTGGCTACACAGATTTACAACCATTACCGCAAGCATTGGATTGCGGCGTATTGGCAGTCACATGGGATCACGGTCATTCCAACAATCAGGTCCAGCACGGATCCGAGAAGTCTTGCGTTCTATTTGGACGGTGAGCCGAGGGGTGGAGTGGTCGCCTATTCAACAATGTGGGGAAACAGTACAGATGCCCATACACAGTCAGCATTTCGTAACGAGTGGAAGAAGATGCTGGGAGAGCTACACCCGGCCGCGGTGGTACTCTATGGCAACGAGCTTCCCATGATGCACGGTGATAACGTAAAATTAATTAAGATACCGAAGTTTACGGAAACGAGATGGCCGGAGGAGGACCGGCGGGAGGAAAAATGAGTAAGGGATTACCTGATGGGTACGAGGAAATGTCCCATGTTGCTCAGGTATGCACCCTGATGGAATGGGGCATATTTGATGACGATGGCTTTGCCGGGATCCGGGAAGATGCGCCGGATGACGTGAAGGCGGCCTACAAAGCGCTGAAAGCCGAAGAGGATGAGGCGCGTAAACGGGGAGAAATATTGGATTAGAAAGCGGCCGAGAATGCCGCTTTTCCTATGGAGGCAATATGGCAAAAGGTGAGAGAGGTGGCAAGCATAGAGGCGGGACCGGCGGAGTTGTACAAAAAGGTGGAACAGCACAGCCGGTGAACACGGATCTTTCAACAAATACGCGAAAC